CGGCGATGTCGGGATGGAGCTGAATGAGGTTGCTGTTCGCCGCGCCCGGCATCCCCAACGCGATCCGGTCCAGCCGGTCGATCTCAAGCGCTGCCTGCGGATCAAGCAACTCCGGAAGGTGCGCCCGTCGATCTCGTCCTTCGCGTAGCCGAGCGGGGCGAAGATGGTCAGATAAGCCTTGCTGTTCAGCCAAACGATTTTCTTGTTCGCGTCCTTGATCCAGCGGGCCAGGTGGCTTTCGTGGCTGTGCTCGACCGCCTGGAGCCGAAGCTGAAGCTCGGCCACGTCCAGCTTGCACTGTTTGTCCGACTCCTTCAGCTCCCGCACTTCGGCCCGAAGCCGGTCGATCTCTCGCTCTTCCTTGCCGTCCTTGGACTTCAGGCGCTCCGATATGAGCGCCCATAGCCCGCCCCCCCGGTAAGGACTGAGAGGCCAGCCACGCCGATCGTGGTGAGGTCAGCCATCGATCACTCCTTCCCAATCCACTCAATTCCAAGCGCCTCGTAGATGCGGCGCGCTCGTCTTCTTTGGCAGTGCGATCCGGGAGTAAGACGCCGAGCGCGACAATCACGGCCTCGGCAACAAGCTCCGGCATAGGGAGAGACGCCGCGCGAGCGCCCCGCGCCCGGCGCGCGGCGATCTCCCGGCCCGCTGCCCTGCTCCATCGCCCCGTCGCTTCGTTGAACGTGTCAGCGGCGAGGTCCCCGAAGCTCGCGGCCTTGCGCTCGCGCAAGCCGTCCGGTCGAGCCGTCCTCGGTCGCGTCCGGCCGTCCGTCACGACCTGTCCGACGACCTTCCCCTTGTCGTCGATCAGAAGCCATTTCTGTTCGCTCATGCGCCGACCCTGATTGAGGCGCTGCCATCGAAACCGAAGATCGCGCCAGAGTTCGAGACGCCGAGGACAAGCTCGACGTCATAATCGCCGTCGGCGGGTGCGGCGCTTTGCGAGATCGACAGGATTCCCGGATCGCTCGAAAGGTCGGCCGAGTAATAGTTCGCGGCCGAGCCGATGACGGTTGCGGCGAAGTCCGTCCAACTGTTCGCGCCCGCTGGCGAGTATCTGAACTTGCCCGTTCCGGCGGCGCTGATGTCCGCTCCGCCGAGTGCCGGAACGCTGTAAGTCCCAGCTGCCGTGCAACGGATCGTCTCGCCGGCTGCCTTCGTGACCCGGATCGCGACGCCTGCTCGAGCGAGCGTTGTTCCGCTCCGGCTTTCCGCGCTCAGGTCAAGATCACCGGACTTGTTCCCGGTCGAGCCGCTCGTTCCGCCGCTGCTGCCCGAGTCCCCCTGTCTGAACTTGCGGGGCGGTCGCAACGCTTTTCGTGAGAGTGATCCGCTCGGCCGGCTGCGTTTTGCCGTCGACCGTCACGATGAGGTCGACAAGCCTGCGCCGCCTCCGGTGATGTCACCGCCCCCTTCGTCGCGCTGCCCGGCGTGTTGTCGACGGTCGCTTGCCCTACCATGCCAGCGCTAGTCGTGATCGCGTAGGACGTTCCGGCGGCCGTCCGCACGTGGCCGCGCCCTCGTGACCTTGGGAAGCGTGAGGTGCGCGGAAATGTGTTCGCCGAAAACGTGCCGTCGGTGTCGCGCTTGAACTCCTGATCGGGCGGGCGGATCACCACGACCTGATTGTTCGCCGTCACGTCGGACTTGTTGATGATCTGGGCGCGCTTGATCTTGAGGCGATCGGTTGAAAAAAAGTCGTAGAACACAACACGCTCGCGCGTTTTGCCGTGGCGCTCGGCGTATATGTCGGGTCGTCGTGATCGGGCGTTGTGAACATAGAAAGCCCCAAGCCCGATGTTTCGGTCGAGAAACTGCTTGCTGTCGTTGTCGCCACCGTTCGAGTGGAAACCGATCCAGCGCTTTCCAGCGTCCAGTAAAGCGCCGTCGTGCTCGTATATCTCAGCCGCCAGGCCGACGCCGACGCCGCCTCTGCTGTGGTGTTCAATCGTAATCAGATATTCGGTGCCCGGCGTTACCTCGAACGCGCCCGAGGCGATGCTTGCGCAATCGAACGCCATGTCGCCGTCGGCGTCGATGAATAAGTCGCCTTTGCCTCCGTTCCAGTGGACATACCAGTCCAGTGGACGCTTGTCGGAGGCGAGGAGTTTGCCGCTGGGGTTCTGGTTGACCGCCCGCCGCCAGTGCTCAGCCATCGAGCTCGTTCTTCGTCGCGCCACTTTCGATCCCCCCCAGCTTGTCTCGGTCGGGTCGGTTAGATTGATCAGCGACCAGGTGTAGCTCGCAGGGTCAAGGCTGTCGGCGAGGGTGAAGTCGGTATAGACGCCGATGTAGATGCGCCCGTCGGGTCGAGAGAGGTGGAAGTCCCACGACGCCGGAGGCGCTGTTCGCGTAGGCCACATGGAATAGGGGGTCTGGCCGTTCGCCCCGGAGCGCCGGGAGTGCCGTTCGTCCCGTCCACGCCCGCTGGCGAGACCATGAGTATGTCGCCGGGTTGGTGCTGTCCGCCTCGCAGCGTCGGTATAAACGCCGACATAGGTCCGGCCATCGGCCGCGCCGGTCGTGAAGTTCACCTGCCCATCTGCGCTGTCGGCGTAGGCGAAGTGGACGTAGGTGGATTGGCCGCTCGTCCGGGTGGTCCGGTACGCCCGGAGGTTCCTTGCAGCCCGTCCTCGCCCTTGATCTTCGACCAGCTGTACAGCGCTGGGTTGGTCGAGTCCGCTTCCGTGAAGTCGGTATAAACGCCGATGTAAAGCTTTCCGGCCGAGTCCGTCGTGGAAAAGCCGCTCGAGCCGTCCGGCGCGTTGGCATAGGCGATGTGGACGTAGGTCGTCTGCCGTTCGCGCCCGGGGCACCCGGCGTGCCGTTGCTGCCCTTGTCGACGAAAAAGAACCAGTAGTCGTCGTCGGCCGCGCTCGAGGGCGGCTGATGGTTGAGGATGAAGTGCACCTTGGAACCGAAGAGCCGACCATCGTGGCGCACGATCTCGTTGCGCTGGTAGCTGCGGTCGTTCGCCCAGTCGCCGGCCCATGAGAATGTCGGCGGCGCCGGATCGGCAAGTGGGGTGGCCTTGCTCAGTCCCTCGACGGAGAGCGCGATGGTGCTCACCGTCTCGCCGACCTCGACCGAGAACTCCTTGAAGAAGCCGTAGACGGTCAGGCTGTCGAGCGCGCTGTCGCCGATCCACAGCGAGGGCCGGGCGCGCACCGCCGCGACGCGGCTCACTACCGCGTCGATCGCGTCCGTGCGGACGATGGCGCGGGCCGTCATCCGCTCCGCCCAGGCTCGCTCCACGATTGTGGCCTCGCCGAAGTCATCTACCTCCTTGCGGCTGTAGTCGGTGATGCCGGCCGAGGGCGCAGCTTCGGTGATGCCGAGCGCCACCAGCCGGCCGATCAGCAGCGTGCCAACCGAGACCGTGCCGGGGCCTGTGATCGTGACCGTAACCGCACCGCCCGAGCCGGGCAGATCGAGAAACAGGACTGGGCCGGCATCGACGGCGATCGTGCGGTCGTAGCCGCTGGCCTGGGCGCGAACCGTGGTGGCCTCGACGTCCAGCAGCGCCAGCGCGTTCACCACGCCCGGCGCCAGCGTGAGCTCGATCGAGCCGGCCCGTGCCGTTGCGGTGCCGAGCGCCTGGTCGAACATCGCCCAGCGGTTGGTCGGCCCGACATCGACCCACTTACCGGCTCCAGCAGCCGGATCGTTGCCCAGGTTCGCGGCGACGGTGCTTTCATATACCCGGTGCGTCGTCGCCCTGATGACGCGGGCACCGGCCGCGTAGGTCGTTCCAGCGGACCATTCGGGGTAGTCGGTCTCGGGCACGTTCGTGGCGGTGAGGACGGCCGAAGTGATCGTGACGGGCTGGAGCAGCCGCAGCGTGGAAACCTTGCCGTCTGGCGCCGGGTCGCCGCCGGGATCCGCAGCCGGCGCGGCTTCCGTCAGTCCCTCGACCGTCAGTGTACAGTAGCTCAGCGGCGGCACCGCGAGATCCAGCGAAAACTCCTTGTAGAAGCCCTCCACGGCCAAGCTGGAGAAGCGATCGTCCGCGATCCACGTCGCTGGCGTCGCGCGAAGGTCCGCCAGGCGGCGCTGGAGCGCGTCAACCGCGTCGAAGGCCAGCGACAGGCGCGTGGATAGCCGGCGAGCGAAGCCGCGCTCCACGACGGTCGTGACGCCGAAGTCGTCTGTGACGCGCCGGCTGTAGTCGGTGATTGCGAGCGTCAGCCCCGTCTCGGTCGTGCCGAGGTCGACCACCTCGCCGCCACTGAGCTCGACCTTCATGCCGCCGCCACCGTTGCAATCGCATCGCCGCCGCTCGGCCCGGTCACACGAGCTGCGAGGATCGTGCGGCTTGTTGTTCGCGTCGCATTGGCGGCATGGCCGGCAACGTTCTCGCTGCGCAGCTCGGCGACTTCATTCGCGCAACCCGCGCAGCTCGGCGGCCAGGTCGCCGCGTTGTCATTGCTGGCCGGCGCCGGCTCGGCGCGGCGCAAACCAGCGCCGCGCTGCTCGTGGCCGTCGCAGCGGCCCCGAGCCTGCCGATCACGCCGAAGGTCGCCTCCAGGCTGGCCGCGGTCTGGGCCTGCACGCGGGACAGCTCCTGGCGGCTCGTCGCCGCGTCGGCCGCCGCGCGAGCAACGCCTGCGACAGCTGGGCAGGCTCTTGGCCGCGGCCATGTCGCCGCCGCGCGCCGCGGCCGTCGCGGCGTTGAACCGGCCCATCAGGGTCGCGAAGCCGCCCTCGCCGCCGATGCCGTTCAGGCCCCGGATGCGCCTCACCTCGTCCATGATCGTGTCGCCCACGCTGGTCCACGCCTTGCGCAGCTCGTCTGCGGCCTTGGCGGCTTCCTGGCCGTCCTGCATGGCCCAGATGCGCTGCTGGAGGGCGCGGTTGCTGGCGTCGACCTTCGCCAGGTCGAGCGCCCGAAGCGCAGCCGTGTTGCCCTGGAGCTGGAGCAGCTTGCCGCTCCAGGTCGGCCCGCTCGCGGCGATGTCGGCGGCGCTCTTGGCGCCGTCCATGGACGCCTTGAGGTCCGCGAACGCAGGGGGCGAGCTTCAGGAGCGTGGCGTAGTCTCCCGCCCGGCCGCGCTCGTCAGGTCCTGCGCTTCGACGAGCTGGCGGAACGAGGCCAGTGTCGCCGGCATGGCGAGCCCGAGGCTCCCGAACACCGCGAGCATCTGCGCGCTCCGGGCGGCGGCCTGCTCCTCCTTCGAGTAGAAAGCCTGGAAAGTAGGCGTCGACCGCGTCGGTGAAGGCCGGACACGCTGTCGAACTGGTCCGCGAGGCCGAGCTTCGCCGCCATGCCCAGGTCGGTGACGCTCCGGCCGAGCAGGCCGAGCGTGTTGGTCACCGCCTCACAGTTGACGCCACCCGGACCAAGCGTCTCGAAAGCGCCTTCGCCGACCTTCTGGAACTGCGCGATGCCGGGGAAGGCTGCGTTCGCCATGCTGTCGGCGGCGGCGCCGAAGACCGCGCTCAGCTTGTCCTGGATCTGCTCGCCCGGTCAGGCCCTTCAGATCGATCTTGCCGATGTTGACGACGAAGCTGTTCAGCCGGTTCTGGATGTCGGACGGTGGCGGCGCCGAGCGGGCCGGCCGCGGCGAGGATCGCGTCGTTGAACGAGCGGAGCAGCAGCGCGAACTGCGTCTCCAGCGCGCCGTCGGCGCCGGCGAACCGTGTCGAGGTCTTGCTGCTGGTGCGTGATGCCCAAGAACTTCTTCTTGCGCTGCACGTCGCTGTAATAGGACGCGTCGAAGCCGCCGCCGAGGATGTCGCCCGAGCGACTGCGAGCCAGGCGTAGAGGCCGCTCGCCAGCACCGTGGTCTTGGTCCCGAACAGGCCGCCGAGCAGGCCACCGATGAGCGGGATTTTGCTCAAGGCCGAGCCGATGACGTTCTTGTTGAAGCCCTCCTTCACCCGGCCGACGCGCTGATGTCGCCGGCGCGAACGACCAGGGCGGCAATGCCACCGACCTGGTTCTCGATCGAGCGCAGCGAGGACGCCATCTGGCGCGGCGTAGGTGTGTCGTCAGCGTGTCCACCTCCCGGACGGCATCGATCGACCGCTTGATGGCTTTCGCTTTGCGCGCGGGATCGCCGAAGACGGTGCCCGTCCCGCTGTTTGGACGGGCCGCCTTGGCGGTGCCGCCTCCTCCGCCTCGAGGATGGCGATGCCGGCCGCGACCAGCGCCGCGGCCGTGGCCGCCATGGCGGCGATGTTGAACGGGAACGGCAGCTTGGACTGGTTCGCCACGCCCTCCGCCCCGGCCGCGGTCGCGCGCGCGCCGCTGTTCGCGACCGAGGAGATCGTCTCGGCGACGTCCTGCACCATGGCGCGCACCGACATGGCGAACTCGAAGGCGCGGAACACCTTCTCCGCAGCCATGATGGCCTGGTAGCCCTTGCTCTTCTCCTTGAAGAAGCCCTTCGCAGCCGCGGCCATGTCGCCGAAAGCGCCGATCTGGGCCGTGGAGCTGGCGAGCGCGAACTTGACGTTCTCCCGCTCGCGCGCTGCCGCTGTCGTCGCCGCTCTCAGATTGGCCTCGTGGACGACGCGGGCCCGCTCCTCCTGCGCCGATAGTCGGCGTAGATGCTCGCCATGTCGCCGATCGCGCGGCCGACGCCGCCGAACGCGTCCGCCATGCCCTGCGCGGCGTTCCGGACGTTCCCGGCGATCAGGTCCCACTTGTCGGCGGTGAAGCTGAGCGCGTCGTTCAGATCGCGCTGCGCGGCTGCCGTGCGCTGAGTGAGCTCGAAAATCTGCATCTGTTGGGCGACCCACTCGGCTCGGCGCGCCGGATCCTCGTACTTGGTCGCTACCTCCTGCGTCGCCTTGAGCAACGCCAGGCCACGGCTGCGGACGGCGTCGGTCGCGCCCACCAGACGCAGCTCCTCCCGCAGCTCTGCCAAGCGATTGTCGCCGGCCTGCATGTCGGCGTTGAAACGGCCGCCTTCCTCCTCCCGGCGCAGTCGCTCCCGCTCGGCACGTTGATCGGCGAGCGCGCTGGTCGCCCGCGCCGCTTCGGTCGCAAGCCCGCGCTGCTGGGCCGCCTGGAGCGCCGCGAGCAGCGGAAGGTCCGCAATCTGATCCTTGATCAGCTCCCCCGCGCGCTCTGCCGGCACGAGACCAGCCACTACCATGGCGTTGACCCGCCCCTGCGCATCAGCCTGCTCGCGGACGCCGGCGGTTGCCTTGGCCGCGTCCGAGACTCGCTGCGCGATCGCGAGCCGGATCTGCCGGCTCACCAGCTCCTCGATGTCGGCCCGCTTCTTGATCGCCTCAGACTCTGCCTTGACCGCGCCTCGGCGATCAGAGCCTCGGCCCCGGAGACCTTGTATGCCGCCGCCAGCGCATACAGGTTCCGGATCTGCGCCTCGACCGCGTCGGCTTCGCGCGCCAGGCGCTCGGCGTGGCGATCCACCTTCGCCTCGTCCTCCTTCCCTTTTTCAGGGTCGAGATAGCCCTTCTCCTCCATCTGCTTGCGGAGGCGGGTGCGGGCGTTCTTTTCAGCTTGGGCGTCGATCGCGGAACTCGCCTTAGCCGCGAAGTCGCCGAGATAGTCGACCTTGACCGCCTCCTTGATCGCGCTCGACCACGCCTTGCCCGCTTTGGCCGCCGCTCCGGCGTGCTCGTTTTTCACTCGGTCAACCTGCCCGGCCTTGACCGTGGGCAGTTGCAGGGCGTTGGGCAGGATCCGATTTGCCTGCTCGACGAGCATATTGAGCCCGCTGACGGACGTGCGAACCAACGCATTGATCGCGTCCACGCCGGCATTGACGGTGCCGAAGAAGGCATCGCCGATCACGGCAGGCAGCATCGACCAGGTCGCACGCACCGCGTTGAAGCCGCCCACCCACAGCCCGATCAGATGATTGACCGCGCGCTTGGTCTCGCTGCCGATTGCGGCGAGCCACTCCTGCATGACTTTCCATGTCGAGGTCACCGCTGGACCGATTGAGCCCCAGATCGCCGCGCCAGCAACCTGAAACACCGCCTTCGTCGTGTCGCCGAAGGTGACGGTAACATCGTCGAGGTTGCGGATTTCCTTGGCCGTCAGGCCGAGCGAGGCCGCATAGGCCTTCATCGGCGCGCCCTCGTTCGCCTCCTCCTGGAGCGCCCTCACGCCCAGAGCGAAGCCGCCCAGCGCGACTGCGGCGACAGCGGCGGTCATCCCGAGCGGCGTCATCACCACCGCTAGGCGTCCGGCGCTTGCCGCGGCGGCACCGTTCGATGCGGCGACTTGGGCGTTCGCCGCGGCGGCGCCTTGAGCACCGCCAGCTGCGGCTGCGAATGCGGCGGCCAGCTCCCGCTCCGCTACCGCTGCGCTCTTGGCGGTCGCGCCGACCGCGATGTTGCTGGTCGTCACCGATCCATTCGCAGCCGCGGTCGCCTCCTTGGCGCCTGCGATCGCTTTCTCCGCAGTGCCGACCTCTCGGAGAATGCCGGTCATGAGGCCGAACTGTCGGAACACCTCGCCGATGCCCACACCGGCCTGGCTCATGATCCCCTGGATCTGTGAGCCCTGCTGCAACAGCGCCATGAACGCCATCTTCAGCGGGGCGGAGCTGCCCGCCGCAGCCGCCATCTGCACGCCCAGGTCCTGGAACTGGAAGGCGAGGTTCGAAATGTCCGATCCGGCGAGCCGTCCGCTCGTGCGGACCGCGCCGAGGTTGCGGTCCACCGCCCCCGCGGCGCTCCCGCCTGCGCTCTCCAGCCGGTTCATCTCGGCGTTCAACGAGCGGATGCGGCCCGCCAGCTCGGTCAGGCCACGCTGCTCGGCCGCCAGCGCCCGCATCTCGGCGCGCATGTTTCGGACCTCGGACGCCGTCTTGCCGAAGGTGTCGACCTGCCGCTGCATCTGGCGAACCAGGGCCTCGCCCGAGCGCTCGGCCTGGTTGGTGGCGCGAGTAGCGTTGGCCATCTCCCGAGTGGCGGCATTGCCGAACACCGTCACCTGCGCGGTCGCGCCGCCAAGCTTCACCATCCCACCCGTCGCGCGCTCGATATTTGCGGCATCGGCGACGATCTTCGCCTCGGCCGAGTCCATGACCCGCTGCAGTTGGAGGAGCTGCTCAAACGAGCCGCCCGTCTCGATCGCGAAGCCGACCTCGAGAGTCGGACTGCCATCGTTCATGCCCGCACCTCCAAAAGAAAAGGCGCCCGTGGGCGGCCTGGGTGATGTTTAGTCCGTCGGATCGGTCTATTTCAGCCGCAGCCCCGCACCGAGCTGATCCTCATGTTACTTCTCGCCGCCGCCCTCTTCACCTGCTCCGTGGCGTCCGTTCACGACGGCGACACGCTGCGCTGCGCCGACGGCCAGCGCATCCGGCTGCACGGCATCGACAGCCCCGAGATGCCTGGCGCTTGCCGAACCGGCCGCCGGTGCACACCCGGCGATCCCTACGCCGCTCGCCGGGCCCTCCGCGCTCTGGCGCTCGGGAAGACCCTGACCTGCCGGCGCACGGGCACCAGCTGGGACAGGGTCACTGCTTTCTGCGCCGCTGGTGGGCGAGACCTCAGCTGCGCCATGGTCCGCTCCGGACACGCTGTCCGGCTCGCACGTTACGACCAAGATCGACGGCTCTGCCGAGGCCGCTAACTCGACCGCGCCATTGCGTCTTCGATCGCACTGCGCAGCTGCCGCACTTCTTCAGCGTCTCGTGAGGTGAACGCCTGCGCTTCGCTCGATGAGGTCACGAGGAAGAGGGCGTAGGTGATCACGTCCCGCCTTCGCAGCCAGGATCTCCAGCCAATGAAGGCGGGGAGAGCTGCGAGCAAGATTGTCACCCCCGGGTCAGGACTACGAAACACCGTCAACGCGATCAGCCCCGCAATGGCCCACCAGAGAAAATAGCCTTTGCTGCCGCGCTTGGTGGAGGAGCGCACCTCGACGGAATTGATCTTGTTGATCGCAAAGCTCTTGGCGCCGAACCGCGCAAACCGGTCGTCGACGGTGACGTTGCCCATTTCAAACAAGCCAGCCTCCCCAGGCGAAGATCTTGGCTCGTCCGTATCAGCCCCGTCACCCCAGCACATCTCCAGCCGCGCCAGCTCGACCTCCTTCTCCCGCTCCGTCACTTCGGCGCGCCAGGGAGGGGGGCAATTCTCGCTTTCGGCGCGCCGGCTCTCCGCGAGATACTCCACGGACAGTCGACGGATTAGCCGGGCTTCCCAAGGCGGCAGATTGACGCCTGTTCGATTGCACCAGGCGTCGATCTCCCGCCAGCTCAATGGCGCGAGCCCCATGCCGGCGGCCTCGTTCAACCCGATTTCCATGAGCCGGTTGATGATGGCCGGCGCCGGATTGGGCGGCATAATCACTGGGATACGGTCGCGCTTCAGACGATCGATCCGGCTCGCTTTGGGCCGGGCGAACTCCGGCCGCGCCGCCTTGCTGCGTTCGTCCGGCTTGGGCGTGGCGTTGAGCCACGCCATGTACCGGACGAAGAGCGTCAGTTCCCGGCCGAGCCGGGTTTGAAGTTTCCCCAGTCTGCCAGGTGCTTCGTCACCTGCCGGGCGATGAACCCGAGCTTCTGGTCGCGATACACGGCTTCGAACAGTTCGGCGCCCTGCGCATCGCCGGCGGGGGAATAGGTGAAGTTCTCGAACCGGACGGTGAGCGCAGCCAGGTCTTCAGCCGTCTCCTTGACTCGCTCCTCGGCCGTCGGGGCCGTGATCTTGCCGTCATTGTCCTGCATGCGCTTTAGCGCCCGCGCCGACTGGCGGGTTTCCACCGCTCCGAAAGCCTTGCTGCCGGGGCCATAGACGACGATCCGAACGGGCTTCGCGCGCGCGTCGCCGTCAGCGTAGAGCGGCTCGCCGGCGGCATTCTTGAGGTGGATGGCTGCGGTATCGTCGACCGCCTGGGTGGTGATGTCGAACATGGGGTTGAACCTCTCTCGGATTGGTGCACCGACCCGCCCCGCCCGAGAGAGCGCGGGGCGGGCCGATGCAAGTTGACCGGCTTGGCGCCGGTGTCGGGGGTGGGCTAGGCGGCTGCGACCTTCACGATGTCCGTGCTGATCTCGATCGTCGGCGCGGCCGTGAGGATCGTGTCGGCGCCGTCCGTGGTCTCCGGATAGCCGAACACGCGGCCCTGGAAGTACCGCTTCGCGCCGGTCGGATACGTCACCATGAAGGCGTACAGCTTCGAGGTGGCGTCGTCGGCGGCGGTGCGCAGCAGCGTCTGGCCAGCGTCGCTCTCATCGTGCGCGAGCGTGGGGCTGAGCGAGCCGTTGTCGCGGCTGCCCTTGTGCTTCTGCTTCGCGCCCTTGAGCGGCTGAAACTCGACCTTCGCGAAGACCGCGCCGACGGCGCCAATCTTATCGATCTGGCCGATCTCCGTGTAGGTCAGCGCCGCGAAACCCGCAGCGTCATTGGTGGCCGGCGTGCCGGCCGAGATGGCGAGCGCCGAGCCCGCCGCAGTCGTTGAACCCATGGTACTTCTCCTTGGTGGCGAGCCGGGCTGGCCGGCGGTTATTCAGCCCGACAGGCCGGGCGGAATGCTTAGGCGTCGGCCTTGCCGTCGCTCTTGGTCTTGGTCTCGGGCTTGCCGATCAGGCCCGCGGCCTCGTAATTGGCGAAGGCGCCAGCTTCGAAGCTGTGGTCCTTGCCGCCTTCGAACACTTCTTCGGTTCCGGCGTCGCGAAACGTCTTCGGGACATAGCCCGTCTTCTTGCTCATCGTGGTTCTCCTGGTGGTCTCCGGGGCGGAGGGCGTCAGGCGTCGTATGTGACGCGGAAGTCCTGGGTCTGTTCGAAGCTCGAGGCCGGGCCGATCACGTCGGGTCCCGTGCCGGCGGTGAGGATCGACACCGACGACCCGCCAGCCACGTTGCCCGTCAGGCCCGCGCAGCTCGCCCTCACGAGCTTGATCAGCTCGACCTGCTCACGATAGCTAGCGGCGCGAACCGTAACGCCGATGCGATCGATCGTGCGGGTGGCGACACCTCGCTTGAGTGACTGCCGCTCGACCGAGCTGACGAGCCGAACGAGCAGCGCTGGCAGCGACACGGCGTCCGGCAGGATCCCCGCCTTGATCCGCTCCGGTGGAACGCGAACGCTGAGGGCCGCGTCGGCGCGCAGCAGCGAGCCGACGATGTCCACGCCGGTCACCTGTCGTCTCCATCAGGCTCCGCTGAGCCGACGATACCGGAGCGGGTCACGCGGCTATTGATGAAGCCCTGCGCAGCCGCAAACGCCGCATCTCCCTTCACGTCGAGCGCCGGCCGGAGGAACGGGTGCGGCCGGGCACCAGGGTGGAAGACAGTTGACCCGACGAACTTGCCCCCGATCACCAGCGACCCGGCCTTCGTCTCCTTGTTGATCCTGCTGACGCTCATGCCCCGCCGCTGGGAGTCGTCGACGCTGATGAAGTGGGGCGAGGTGCCGTACTCGAGCCAGGGCGCGATGTAGGCGCCTTTCCCTTTGACCTGGACCCTGGCGACGATCCGGCCGTCGCCTTCGCTCACCTTGACCTTGATCGCGCCGGAGACTTCCGAGGAGACCGACCGCTCTTTCGCCTCGTCGGCGATTACGTTTGCAGCAGCCCGGCCCGCGCCGCGCAGCAGCTTGCGCTCGATCTCACCGGGCAGCTTGGCGATGAACTGTCGCACATCGCTGCTGCCGCGCACGGTCGGCATCAGGCGCCGCCACCCGCGGTGCTGTAGTCCTCGACCATGAACTCGACTCCGTCGCGGCCGAGCTTGGCGGGACCGGCGATGATCTGCATGATCCGCGCTCCCATGACGAAGCGCATGCTCGGCGTGATGTCGTCACGATAGCGCAGGCGCACCCGCGCTGGCCGGGACGCGACGTTGATCCCGCCGGCCAGCCGCTCACCGCGGCTCGGCAGCATGTCCTCGACTTCCGCCGGAACATCGTCCTGCACCAGCTCCCAGGAGCCGGAGCCTGCACCGTCCAGGCTCGTATCGTGAGCGGGGCGCTCGATGCGGATGCGGTCCTTGAGCCGGCTCGCAAGCGAGCGGGTGGGCCTCACAGCGACCACCGCCGGTGGCGCCTGCAAAGCCGGCGGGCGCTGGCTTCAGCCTTGCAGAACAGGTCGCCGCCTTCGCGGTCCTCATAATAGGCGGTGAGCATCACCAGCAGCGCCTGTCGCGGCCCTTGGGGATGTCGCTCGCCGCAGCGAAACCGGCCGTGAACGTCACCTCGGCACTGCCCGCCCACGACCAGCGAGTGCCCGCAGCAGGGTAGACCACCGCCGGGCGGGTCGCTGCGCGGATCACGGCGCCAGCGATCTCGTAGCTTCCGCCCAGGTGATCCCGGTAGGAGATCGACACCGGCTGATCGGCAGCCACCGGCCAGGCGAGCAGCCGAGCGCCTCCGCAAAGGGCGCTCACCCGCTCAGTCACCGAGCGTTGCGTCAGCACGAGGCCGGTGTAATCCTCGACCCAAGCGGCGGCGGCTGCGATCTGGTCTTGGATCAGCGCGTCCTCGGACGTGCCGGTGACCCGCAGCTGCGCCTTGGCCTGCTCGAGGGTGATCGGATCAGCCATGGCTCACCTCGGTCACGCTGCCATACCGTAGGCGGCCAGGCGCTTCTTGCTCGCGATCACCGCCGCCGGGTAGCGATATGTGTGAATCGCAGGCGAGCGGTGGACGCCGTCATGTGCCGCATGGCTTTCCCGAACCGCGCGGCCCGCCGCCGTCGCGGTCGGGTTCCGGTGGGCGAGCGCCCAGGTCACCGTATAGGGGCCGGTGCCAGTGACCGTGTGAACATAGACGCCGCAGGTGTTGCCGGCGTCGTCGACCCAGACCAGCGAGCCGCCGATCCGCGGCTTGAAGTCGAGCGAGATCGAGGTCCCGCTGACATAGGCCGCTGCGAGCGTCCCGCTGACCGCCTCTCCGCCTGTATAGCCGGGCTCACCGATGCCGGTGTGCAGCAGCTTGATCGCGTCGATATTGGCTTCGGTCTTGTCGAACAGGTCGAGCACGTAGAGCTCGGTCACGTCCACCACGATATTGGGATAGTCGCTCCTGATCCGGGCGGTGGCATCAGGCGCACTGCCGAAGATCGAGCCGAACTTCGTAGTGTCGTAGACCCACTTCCAGCTGTTCCCGAGCGAGTTGTAGGCCGCGTTGCCCTGGGCGACACTCGCGAACGACGTGCCGCTCGGATAGGTGAAGGAGGCCGCGGGCGTCTGGCCAGCAAGGGTCGCGAAGGCGTCGGTCGAGGTGGCGACGACGATGCTCGTGTTGGCGATTACCTTGACGCCGAGCTCGGCGTTGAAGCGCGTGTTGATGTAGCCGATCGCATTGTAGGTGCCCGGCGTCGTCGGGTTCATCGTGCCGACCGCGCTGCCATCGTCATAGGTGTTCGACGCGCTGTTGCCGAAATGGGCGTTGAACAGCAGGTCGAAGCCGGCATGTCCGAGCACGGTTTTGATGTGCTGCAGCGCGCCGAACTTCTTGCTCGTTCCGGCCAGGATGTCCTTCGCGAACTGGACCGGGTCGGAGCCCGCGACCGCCATGTTGCCAGTCGCGATCCGCTTGGTGTCCGTGTTGTCGTCGAACCCGCGCTCGACATAGCCGAAGACCAGGCGCCCGCTGTTGGAGCCGTCCTTGGCCTTGCCGAGCATGGTGACAACCGAGCTGTCGGACGTGCCGAAGCCCTGCCCGCTGTCTCCGATCGTGAGGATCGCGGCGCGGCCGTCACCACCCTTCGCAAAGCCCAGGAACGGATGAAGGTTCGCTCCGGCGCTGGAGCCGGTCGACGCCCCGGTCGGCACGGCATTGGCCGTCATCCGCTGCGCCCACATCGAGCTGGCGGTCCGTCGTTGCTGTCGCTCAGGGCATAGAAGGCCTCGTTGAGCGTGGTGAGCCCGGCACGAAGTTGGTGGGAATGCCCAGCGTGTGATGCGGGTAGGTCGCCCCGAACGGCTGTTTGGTGACCAGCCTCACTTCGAGCAGGGCATTGGCCGAACCGTCGCCTGGATGCGTGGGCTGATCCAGCAGGGCACCGTGCTGTCGAACACAGCACCGGCGATGCCCGCCTCGCCGCGCCGTCGCACTCGAACCACGCCGACCAGCTCGCCCCGCATTGGTTGAGAAGCGCAGCAGTACGACTGCGGGATGATCGACTTCGCCGCCGTCATCGTCGTCTCGGCATTGTTCGCGGCCGAGAAGGTGGCGAAGGCGAAGCGCCAATCGGTCGTCTCGTAATCCGGCGCGGAAACGTGAACGCGGTTCATGCAGAGCGCGTGAGACGTGCCCGCCGGTAGCGCCGCTGCCCGAATTGACTGTGCGGGTCGAGCTCGGAAGCCGAAGCCGGCCGCTTCCCGCCACGCTCCAGCGCGCGGCGAGGTGAAGGCCGCCGCCGCCGGCGACGGCAAGGTCGCCCTCCGCGCAAGTGTCGCCGCCCGGCGCGCCCCAATCATCAGTCCTGCAGAACCTCGAGCGACACGGTGAACTGCTCGGCGTTCGCGGCACATAGGCTGCGCGCGCCTCCAGCAGCCCGAAGATGGTCGTGCCCGATGCCGGCTTGATGATGTGCTCGCCGCCCGTCACCGGCACGCCATTGCCCGCAGCGCCGTCCGTGAAGGCGCGGTCGAGCGTGATGTCGATCGCGCCGATATAGTCGGCCGCCCCGCTCGTCAGCCACGCGCCATTGTCGCCGCTCGATGGCGTCGGCGCGCTATTGTAGAGGTGCAGCCGGAAGGACGCGTTGACGATCGACGTACCCGTCTTCCGGATCCGCGCCCGCCGGATCATCGCCCCCAGCCCCGCCGCCGATCGCTCCGGGGAATGACAGGGCGACCACCGCGCCCCGCCGCCGTGCTGTTCGCGACCAGGTCGCCGGAAGCATAAGCGTCGTGTCCGCAGCGGGTGAAGGTGGCCGACGGTCGGGCGTGATGCCCGCCGCGACGGCAGAGGTTGGCGCGGTCGACCGGCGTCGCGTCCACCCCTTCCGCTCCAAAAGCGAGCCCGGTGATTGGGATGTATTCCGCCGGAGAGATGATCTTGTCGGGCATTCACCGTCTCCTGGATGACTTCCGCCTAGCGATGGTGCTGGCCACGAGGCAGGCTTCCGCCCTTCCGGCCGTCCTGGTCATGATCAAGCGGATGGAAGGAGCGAGGCTGGCCCTCGCTCCCCCGTTTCAGCCCTGCGCCTTCAGGTTCTCGGCGACGATCTCGGCGCCGTTCTTGACCGGGTCGTTGAAGTCGATCCGGTTCATGTCGACGGTCGTGTTCGCACGCGGATGTTGTCGACGGCGACATGGTCCGGCTCGATGCCTACCGTCTGGACAGGCGCGCCGCTGGTGCTGAACGCCGTGACTGGCGCGATGTCGGCCGGGCCAGAGGTGTCCAGCGACGCGGCGGTCCCAAGCACCGCGGGCGCGATGTTGACGGTGCGCGTCGCCGCGGAGCCGTCCACCACGGTCCGTGGTGGACGTGTAGGTCGTCGCGCGGCCCGTGGGATTGCGGGCTTCAGTCTGGGCTTCTTCGATCGCGTCGATCACGCCCTTTCGGTTCTTGCCCGCTTGCTCCGTGGCAAGCAGGTCGCCGAGCGTCGCGGCGTCGAGGCCGGCCAGGCCCGCCTTCACTTCCTCGACGGTGCCATCGAGCAGCTTGGAATTATCCATGTTCTTTCTCCAGGAAGAGGGGAAGCCGGCGCCGAAAGCGCCGGCTTCAGGGTGGGTTAGGCGCCGATCTTCATCGCCTTCATGGCATCGGGGTTCTGGACGCCGCCGCCGACGCGCTTCGTGGTGTAGAAGCTCACGAACGGCTTGTTGGTGTACGGGTCCCGCAGCATCATCGTGCCGCGCCGATCGATGATGATGTAGGTCCGCTCCATGTCACCGAAGAGCAGCGGGATGCACCAGCACCGACTGCCGGAAGATCGGGCATGTCGATCAGGGCATAGCCGCCGAGGGTCGATGGCTGACCGGCCGCGTACGTCGGCTGCCAGAGGTAATTGCCCTGGCCGTCCTTCAGCTGCGCAGCGCCCCAGCGACGAGCGATTCGAATAGAACTTCGCGTTGGGAGCATAGGCCGCGGGGAGCTTGTACATGAGGTCGATGATCGGATCGGCAGTGAACAGCGTCGCGTGCCCCGAGTTGATGACCTCGATCGCACCCCAAGGGTGACGAGCGGCGTTGGCGCCGCCGGTGACATAGGTCAGCAGCCCGTAGGGTTTGTTCACGCCATCGCCGGACAGGAAGGCGATGCTCTCCTGACGCTCGAACTCGGTGTCGACTTCTCCGGCCAGCCACGCTCGACGTCGATCTCGCTATCTTCCAGCAGCGTTTGAGACGCGGCGGGATTGGCATAGATCTCGCCGTGCCCGAGGTCAGCGCGGTGAACTGCGGCGTGAGGTCGCGGGCGCGACGCCGTCTCGCCCACCAGCCGCTGCCGACCGCCGGTCAGTGAACAGCTTGTGTGAAGCCGGCGCGCGACGTGACCTGAACCGCGCGTTCTGGCGCATTGGGGAGATCAACTTAAGCGCCCTTCGATCGTGCGGTCCCCACTCCACCGGCGTGGTGAAGCCGCCGTCGGCATTACTGCCCTCGGTCATGCCGCCCGGGCTGGCCAGGCGGTGAGCGGCCTTGAGGTCGCCTTCGTTCGAGCCGTCCCGGATAAAGCCGGTGAACTTATCGGTGTAGCCGCGTCCACCGGCTGCGCCCGCTGCGCGCGTCAGCGCCGCGGCCGCGATCTTGGCGTTGATCTCGTTCAGCGCCGTTTCCAGGTCGGTGACCGTGCGCTAATCTTGTTGAACTGCTCGGACGTCGAGGGGTCGACCTCGACTCCATCTTGTCGAGCCGCTGATCATTCGTTTCGCGCATCTCTTTCACCGCGGCATGGATTGGGCGATCAGAGCCTTCGGATCGGACGCATCCATTTTGACGCGGGCGCCGGCGATGGCGCGCGGAACAGCGACGCAACTGCCAGCGTGTCGAGCGTGGGCGCAACGAAGGGCGAGGCCGGCTCAGGAGAGCTGGCGATGGCACGGAAGGGCTGGCGAGCAGGGTCGCCACCGCCGCCAGGGCGGTGCGGTGGTGAACTTCATGGTGATGTCTCTAGCGGAATTCTTCGAGAAGCCGGCCAGGGGCCGAGCAGTTCGGCGCTGCTGCATCTCGCTCGACAGCTGGTTCAGGAGCCGCATCACGCTTGCCCCGAATACTTTCGACGGGCTCGCGCGTCATCCGGCTGAGGCCAGCCTGGATGACGGCGCGTTCCATCCCGCGCAATTCGTTGATCTGCGATCCTGCGCCTCGCCTTGTCGTCGACCATCATTGATCGGCCGGCAGGAGCGCATCCGCGAAGCCCATTTGGATCGCCACGGATCGGACATGTAGGTCTCTGCGTCCATCATCTTCGCGCAATCAGCGGCAGCCTTACGCTACGTGGGCGTAAACGTCAGACATCGCAGTGTCGAAAGGAGCCAGAAAGGCGGCAACCTCCGCAAAATCGTGGCGATTTCGCCGCTACGACGGAGCAGTTGTGGATCATGAGGAAGCTTGCAGCGCCGATCTCGATCGTGTCGCCGGCCATGGCGATGATCGAGGCCGCTGATGCGGCCATGCCCATCACTTCACCGCGATCGGCTGCGGATGCTCACGAGCACGTTGTAGATCGCGATCCTTCGAACATGTCGCCGCCGAACGAGTTGATCTGCACCTCGACGGCGCGTTCGCCGATCGCACGGAGCTGCGCGGCAACTTCTTCGCGGTGACGCCGCCGCCAGACCAGAAATCCTCGCCGATTTCGTCGAACATGGTGATGACGTTGTCGCCACGCTCAAGCGCAGCCGGCCGAATGCCGGCGGACTCCTCGCCCCCAGCGCTCCATCACGTCGGTGGGCGTGAAGGCCGACACATTACGTCGTGTGGACATCGGCAGGGCGGCGGGGCGGGCCTTAGCCTAACCTTTCCGAGGACCTGCCGTGGAAGCCCGCGCTGACCACCTTGGGCTTGCCGCCAGGCAGCGGCTTGCCTCCATGGTCTTGATCGCGGGCGGGCGGCCAACGGTGATCAGTCATCGGCGGGTTCCTTCGGGGTAGGAGCGAGCGCGGCGCTCGGCTGTGGGATGGCGTCGGCGCTGTTTCGTCGCCTGTCTTTGGATTGAGATCGAAGGCGCCGCGCACTCGTTGACCGAGCGATATGCTGGTTCGGCCCCAAGGCCCGCCTGAAGAATTCCGCCTGTTCCTTCAGCGAACGCGCAGCAGCGCACCCTCGTTGAACTTGACGTAGAGCTCGTCGGCATCCTGCTCCGCTTGGGTAAGACGGACCGCTCGATCGCCTGCTCCCAGGCTACGAACCACTTCATCAAGCAGTAGGTGACGAAGAACAGGCCGAGCTGCTCGATGCCCGTGCCCCAGGACGTCTCGTCCATCATCAGAGCGGTCGCGGGACGTCCATGTAGCGTGCGATGTCCTCGACCGTCCGCTTGCGGAGTCGTCGTACTGAGCATCCTCGCGCTCGTGATGAAAGGCTTAGCCTTCAGCCCGCCTCCAGTACCAACCACTCGCCGGCATGCTCGCCTCGACGGACCGCTCACGCATGCTCTCCTTGAGGTTGTTGATCGCCTCCTCGCGAGATCATCGTCGGTTTCGAGCGCGCCACCGGCCATGACGCCGCCCTTGAGCATCTTGCCCGCCGCTCGCTCGGCCTGCGCTGCCGTACCCAGCGTCTCGCGGGCAATGTCCCGCAGGCTAAGCCCGACAGGCCGTCCCTCGTCATCGGGTGGCGGAAGTGGAACACCTGCCGCTGTTCCAGAATGACCTTGCCCCCGTTCGGCCGTCGGTATTCGAAGCTCAAAACCCAGTCGTCCGACAGCTTCGGGGTGCACGAGCCGCGGGCAGGGGAATGATCTGCGCTGGCCGGCCCCGATAATCCTGAACGATCAAGCCGTAGGCATTGCCGTCGCGCAGCACGATCTGCTGCATGTAGGATTTGAATTCAAACGCAGTTTGAAAGCTGTTCGGCCGCTTCTTCAGCAGCCGATAAAGCGGGTGATCTGTTGCCTTCACCGTCGTCTCGCGACCGCTCCGGTCGACCGTCCGCCGCATCAGAAAGGTCGGCAACATCCCGATCGAGCTCGCGATCAGGTTCTCGCCGCGAAAATAGGTGCTGTTCCGCAGCGCCGTCATCTCGCTGACGTGCACGCCGCTGACGGTCTCCCTGCCGTCCCTCAGGACTCGGCGAGCACCGGGCTGTCGAGATCCAGCGACTGCCACGCTGGACGGGACCAGTCCGGTCGACCAGTGCCGGCCCGCCGTTGTGACCTACCGAGGCGGGTGGCGCTATCACGATGCCGGCGCTGGTGGACCGGCGGAAAGCCGGACGCGCGCCGATAATCATCCGGAGATGCCATGCACCCTCCTCTCAGACCCGGATGATGCCGCGGCTCGCGTAAACCGATCTCTTCTTCGGCTTCTCGTTCGCGGTCGCGGCGCCACGGCCATCGCGACCGTCACCATTCCATCGATGCGGCCACGCGAGCGCTTCTTGTCGAAAGCACGGTTGCCCTGCCGTCGAAGTCGATCGCCGCGTTCGCAGCGCAGCTGTAGGTCACCGGCGATGCGTCAATCACGATCCGCTGCTCGAGGATCCTGTCTTCAGTTCGCGTGATCGAGTGCGGCATGCACAGCTGCCGATCCTCGAACATAACGCGCTTGCCTGGGCGTGCGCGACGATCTCAGGCCCCGTCCCCGGGTTTGTCGGGTCCGCATAGAGCCAGACGGCCAGACCAACCTCGCCACACGCGTCCATGAAGCTGGCAATGAACGCGGGTCGACCACCAGCTCCTGGACGTTCTGCTCGGCAGTGAGGGTCGCCACCTGTTCGGCGCACGAATGTATAGTCGATCACCGCGCCGGTGTGGCGACGAGGTAACCGTCCTCTACCCACTCCATGTAAGGCGCTTTGTCTGCTTCGCTCGATCACGGAGACCGTCCGTGGGCGTCCAGTACCAGTCTTCACCGACAACGGCTCATCGCCAATCGGCTGCCAGCGGCACTAAGCGCAGTCAAATCGTTCTTCTGCGATAGATCCAGACTGAGCCAGCACAGTTGGTGCGAAGTCGACGCTGTCGACCGAGCCCTGACCGCCGCCCATTTTCCTCGTCGATCCAGAAGTCCGCGGCGGCCGTGTCGATGCCGAATATAGGCGCTTGACGCTCGACTTGGTCGAGGGACGAGCAGCGCGGAGGCCACGGTCTCGCGGATGTTCTCGATCGGAAGGTTTCGCCCAACGCCGGCAGTGACTTCTGCCAGCACTTCTCATTCTCAAGCACGTTCTCGCGGTCGGCCTTGTCCACCCGCGCGATGAAGGCGAAGGCCGTGTCGTCGCGCGCCTCACCCCGCGCGATCTCTGTACATGGTCGAATAGACGTGCCGACATGCTGCGACGTCGCCGGGTGTTGTTCCGAGCAGCATCAGCGCGTTGCCGGCCACCTTGTCGATCGCGCGCTTCCACGTCTCGATCGATAGTCGCTGCGAACTCGTGGATCTCGTCGCCCGCGACATAGGCCGGGCGGGCCCCGACTGAGAATCGCCGCTGGCGATCGGCTGGAAGAACGACCTGCTGTCGGGTGCTCGATCTTCCAGCGTTTCGCAGCTCGCCGCGGATCACGACCTCACCAAGGGACTCCAGGCTCTCGCCGGGTTCATGCCCGGGATGTGGCCCGGCACATCGCGACCGCGTCTGAAAGAGCACGTTCGCCGTCGCCTTGTCCTCGCCGATTGCGAAGCACTGGGCGCGGGATGTCGCACCAGCCCATGATGTAGACGCCGATCGCGCCCATGAGCGGCGACTTGGCCTGTCCCTTGCCGGTCTCCAGCCAGCCGCTGAAGCGCCAACCGGTTGGTGGCCGTGCGCCAGCCGAACAGGCTGCCGCCGACGAACGTGTGCCATCCAGCGGATGGAAGGGCTGCCCGGCTGAGGGGCCGTCGGTGACCTGGAACACTGCGGAGGAAATTCAGGAAGTGCGCAGCCTCGTCGGGCGCCAGAAGAGGCCGCGGCGCTCGCCGTCGCGATGTCCTTCAAGTGGCGCTCGGCTGCGTGCCGAACGAGCTCGCCCGCGGTGAACAGCTTGCCCTCGACGGCAGCCCGGGCCCACGCGGTGGTGGGATCAGGATCGCTCAGGAAGCGATTAGCCACGGTGCTTCAGATATGCCGCGCGACCGGTGGCGCGACGCTGCTTCTTCTCGATCTTGTCCCGGCGCCGCGGTCGCGCGGGCTTACACACAGCTCCTTTCGAGTGCCGGCGCTGCGATGACGCGTTCGACATCGTCGTCCACCACGGGTTTATGCGTCGGCACCCGGGTCTTCTTGGCCTTCATCACGGGGCCCGATTCAGCACCTCCTTGCGCCGAGATGTCGAAAGTCACGTAGGCGACGACCAGGCCTTGATCGAATGCGCATTGGCGACCGCCAACGTCTCGGACGACCGGAGTTCGCTGATGATCGTCCGCCAATAGGTTGCCGCGGCTTCGCGGTCGGCGGCGCGCCCGAAGATGGTGCGCCAGTTCGGCTCAGGCGGAACGCCATCGCCGCCCCAAGCTGGACGAGGTTGCTCATGACGCTTCTCCGGCGCCTCGCGCCGAAACTCTCCCCCCTCAAAAACTACTCTCGCTGCGCACGGAGGGCAGGCTCGGTGTCCGGGGGGCGCCCCTCAGACTTTCGACGGGGGGTGACGGCGCTTTCGCGCGCTCCGCTGCTCGCCTTCGTTGCCTCGTTGACCTGCCCGGCAGTGCTCGTGCTGGCCTGGCGGCTTCGGCCAGATGCCGTGAGCCTCGTCGCCGGGTCGGCCGTACAGGAACTCGCGCACGGTTAGCGGCTGGCGTGGTTCCATGGGTGATCCCCACTGGTCGGCCGGCCATCTCGCCCCACGCCTCTGCCTCTGATCGGCTCAGCATGTCCGAACTGCTCGGCTGTCGCTTCGAGATGGCAGGGCGTGCAGAGGTTCTCGGTGTTCTCGTCCACATCCTCGCCGCCTTGAGCGAGCGGACCTTGTGGTTCACCTCGTCCGCCAGTCGAACAATGCCTCGCTCCAGGCAGCGCTCGCATAGGCCGTCGGTGCGGGCCAAGCGGCGCGCCCTGGCGCGTTGACCAGCCCTGCCCGTATGCGCTCGCCCATCGCGTCAGGCGGGCGTGGGCGGCCGCAGGCGCTCCAGCATGGACAGGGTGTAAGCGACCTCTGTGTCGCCGGGTTGAGCGTCTGGGCCTTGCGGACGCGTCCAGACGGAGTGAACTCGGCATGGTCACAAGCGCGATCAGGCGCGCGGGGCGCATCGGCGTCCGGCAGTCGCCCGCTCGGTCAGCAGCTTGCGCGCGGCAGCGATCTCCGCTTCGGAAGGCTTCTCTCAGCGGTATAGCTTTCCTTCGCGTAGGCGCGCCCATCGGAGGGGCGGTTGCGAGGGCAAGTTCTGGAAAACGGTCCAGGCACATTGACGCAGGTCGCGCTTCGGCCGTCGGTCATACACCGAACGTGGCGCCCGGCGAGGCGAGGCAGCAAGCCGCTTGGCCCGCGGTCCTATGCTCACCTCAAGCCGCATGCGCATAAGCCATACGACCTTGATCCGTCTTCTATCTCACGTCGACTAAAAGGAAAGTGGCGACCTTGACCTGATAGCGCCGCCGATGCGACCATGGTGTACCCCACATCGCTGCGCTCGACGATCCCTGTCATCCCTCCGAAGCTGCCTCGGCAACGGACATGCTGGCCTGGGCGGAACTTGCTCTGCTTGCGCTTCGGATAGCCGACGCTCTCGTGCGCAGCGTTCTATTCCAGCATCGCTGAACAGCGCACGCGCCCATTGTACCGGAAACCGAGAAAGCTCTAAGGTCCCAGGCCGATGGAAAGCGCGAGCAGGTCCGGCAAGCGTTCGCGCTGGCAAAGATGTAGGTCGCATCAGCGGCACGGTTCTCACGCTGAGCGCGTGACGTGGCAACCGATGCGGCATGACACAGCTGGGCGTCCACGCCTCGATACCGGCTCGTTGTGCGCGGCGGCCAGGCGAAGGTGGCACGACGTTCGTCGCAGCAGGCACCAGGTGCGCGCCGGCACATGTCTTACCTCTTCGCCTGCTCCGCCACCACTCTTGCCTTCAACGCAACTAACGCTCCACCCTCAACAGAATCCTCACGGTGGATCAGGTTCGCGCAGCTTCTCGGCGCGCCGTCTGAAGTCCGCCGCTTCGTCGTCGCGCCCATGCGCTCGAAACAGCGCTGCCGCATCCTCGAGACGAGCAATCCGCTCCGTCGCGTCGCAGGGCTTCTTCGCCGCGCTAGCGGTAGGGAAACCCGGCCGCGGCCCGCATCACGGTTGGCGCTCGCGGATTAGCCAATTCTCCCACGTTCGAGGCAGTCGCGCTTGCTCCGATCGCGCGGCCTCGCTCAACCAGTGGTTCCGAAGGCGAGGGCAACGTCTCGTAGGCCCCGGCGGGCCACTGGGCGACGATCGTTGCACGGCTGCGAAAGTTGATCGGCGGTGGCGGTGCCACTCACTTGCAATCGGCTGCCCGCTCGCGGCCGACGCTGTTTCGTTCTCGAAGCCAAGTTCGGTTTCTCGTCGGCGGCCCCCGCTGGGGCATCGACGAAGCGTTAGCTTCGTGATGTAGGGGGATAATTCTTTGGGGCTGGCTTTCTTATCAGGAGCTGGCGGACTTTCCGAGGTCACCGCCGTCAGTCTTGTCCCGTGTCGCACTGACGAGGCTTCCCCTCTCGCTGGGCCGCTTCGCTTGTTCGGCTGGCGTC